AATCCTGCTGTCTATTCCAAGAAGGTTCTCAATTTCTTCCGAAAGTCATCAGTTGTAGAAGGTATTACTAACACTGACTATGCTGGCGAGATTACTGCTTATGGTGACACAGTACGTATCATCAAAGAGCCAGAGATCACCGTTTATCAGTACGAGCGTGGTCAAGATGTAACTGCTACTAAGTTGACGGACCAAGAGATCAACCTCGTAGTAGATACTGCTAACGCATTTAAGTTTATCGTAGATGATATTGAAACTTCAATGTCACACGTAAACTTTAAGGAAGTTGCATCTTCTTCAGCCGCTTACGCCTTGCGTGATGCGTATGACCAAGGTGTGCTTGTGACTATGTTTAGTGGTGTGTCTGCATCTTCTCCCAACCATATCCTTGGTTCTGATAATGCGACTGATCTTGCGGCTGGTACTTTTGATGGTACTGGTAACCTTGACATTGGTTTTGCATCTGGTGAGCACGATCCAATTGATGTTCTTTCTCACATGGCGCGTCTTCTTGACGAAGCTAATGTGCCGGAAGAAGGACGTTGGTTCTTGGCTAACCCTGAGTTTTACGAGCAGTTGGTTCAAACCTCATCTAAGCTGATGAGCGTAGATTTCAACGCTGGTCAAGGCTCTATTCGTAATGGATTGGTTAGCTCTGGTAAGTTGCGTGGTTTTGATATGTACAAGACCAACAACATTGCCGCCACTAGCAATGCCGCCGGTAAGTGTTTGGCGGGTCATATGTCATCAACCTGTACTGCACAAACAATTGTGAATACAGAAGTTATCCGTGATCCTGATAGCTTTGGTGACATTGTTCGTGGACTGCACGTTTACGGTTCTAAGGTTTTGCGACCTGAAGCTCTCGTATCTGCTTTCTACGGCATCGACTAAATACTACAGGGGGATGAAATACTCCCCCTTTATTTCAGCTACGTTCATCCTTATAGGACGGAAGTAGGGGATTATCCCTGAAGGAACGCATAACCTTTGGAGGAGTTCGCTATGGAAATTACATACGTATACCGTGGTGTTAAGTACACTGTTAAGCGTTAGGAGTAGCTATGCCACAGATTGGAACAGAACAAAAGCCAATTAGAATGAGTCCTAAAAGACGAAAGACCCTAAGCGGTACATTTTATACTGGTGAAAACAAAAAAAATTACGATAACAACTATGATCGTATTTTTGGAAAAAGGGAGAAATCTTATGAAGCACGGTGATAAAGAAATGAAGCGCATGAAGAAGATGGGTGGCGGTATGAAGTCAAACATGATGATGCGTAAAGATAAAAAGCATGGTGGAACACATCGTTCTCTGTATGCTGGTGGTGGACAGCCTTCATACGGCAATACTATTGACACTGCAATGCCAACTACTGGGCCGAACTAATGACTACTCAAGTAGCTCGTAGTGAGTACAAGTCTATTCAAGAAAAAGAAAAGATTTGTGCTGAAATGACTGAGAACCAGTTTCCGTATCGTAAACAGGGTGATATTAAATATCCAAAGTTACGAAACGAGCAGGAGAATCCTGATGCAAGTCGCGGCGCCTAAAGGCTACCACTGGATGAAACATGGCAAAAGCTTCAAGCTGATGAAAGATCCAGCGGGTGGCTTTAAGCCTCATAAAGGGGCTTCTAAAAAAGCTAACTTTGAAATACAAAAGGCTCATAAAAAATAATGGCGACTACATACCTACAGCTTACTAACGAACTGTTAAGAGAAATGAACGAGGTTGTACTAACCTCCAGTAATTTTTCTTCTGCTATTGGGCTTCAGGCACACGCTCAAGACTGTGTAAATAGAGCATACCTTGATATTGTTCTTGAAGAACCTCAATGGCCTTTTCTGTCTGTAGGCGAAAGCGGCTCAACAGATCCGCTGTATGGTAATGTAGCTGTTTCTACCGTAGCTAATCAACGGTGGTATGAGCTTAAAGCCGCAAGCTCATCTCTTGCAGATGATTATGGATATATTGATTGGGATGATTTTTATCTTACAACAGTCGGTGTATCAGGTGAGGCGGCTCCTTATGTCAGCCAAAATCTAAAGTTTATAACTTTAGAAGAATGGAAAGACTTTCATCGGATGCAAGAAAATGCAGACGATGCTGAAGACGCTAATGGTGGAGAACCACGACGAGTATTCCGTAGTAGTGATGGAAGAAACTTTGGTTTAAGCCCTATACCTAACAAAGTATACAAAGTCCACTTTTTTGCTTTTAATCAGCCTACACAGCTATCAGCACACAGCGACACAATTGTTTTTCCTGATATTTACAAAACTGTTTTACTTGCACGAGCTAGGTATTACGTGCATCAGTTTAAAGAAAATATTCAGCCAGCCGCTTTAGCACTAGAAGAGTATCGTAGGGGTTTACGTCTTATGAAAAATGCTTTAATGGTGCAAACACCTAAGTACATAAAAGATGATCGCATGAGGTTTGTTTAGTGTCTCAGGCATATGGTCTTTCATGTCGCGGTGGTCTAAATACAAACCTAAACTCTATTGAAATTTTAGGTCAGCCGGGATTTGCCAAAATACTAGAAAACTTTGAGGTAGATCCTGATGGTGGTTATCGTCGCATAAATGGTTTTACGGCTTATGGCGGTGCTTCTTCTGCACGGCCTAATAGCTCTAATGCTATTTTAGGCATGGCGGCATATGGTGATGGCGTTATTGTTTGTTCTGGCACTGATATATTTTTTAGCAACACTGGCACAAGCTGGTTACAAATAAACAGATCTAGTGTTTCAGCCAGCGGCGACAATCACACAACATTTACAGGCCGCTCAGTTCTTACACGCTCTACTCAAGGCCAATGCACCTTTGCTTTATCAGAAGGTGCTGACTTTGATTATGGTGAAATAGTAATTGCTGACGGAAGTAATAAACCATTTTTATTTAGAATGGAAGGCACAGGAGGTGATGTTAGTTCTAGAACATTCTTTGCATCTGAGATTACAGTTACAGGAACAAAAGGCGTAAAGTATGTAACGATCCACGATCATCATTTAATTGCCGCTGGAGTACAAGATAACTTAAACACTGTATTTTATAGTGTCTACAATGACATTGATGACTTTAGTGGTAGTGGTTCTGGTTCTGTAGCTATAACAGATCAAGTCCAAGGTATTAAAAGTTTCCGTGAAAACTTAATTGTTTTTTCTAAAAACAGTATTCAAAAGCTTATCAATATTAATGATAGTTCAAATATCCGCATAGATCCAATTACAGAAAATGTAGGATGTTTATCACATTACTCTATTCAAGAGGTAGGAGGTGATCTAGTCTTTTTGGCTCCAGACGGTATTCGTACTATTGCTGGTACAGCCCGTATTGGTGACGTTGAGTTAAGTTCTATATCTCGACAGATACAAGATATTATAAGTTCTTTAGCATCACGAGCAGGACAGTTTGTTATTACAAGTGCTGTACTACGATCCAAGTCACAGTATCGTTTATTTTATTCTACAACCTCTCAAGAGCCGGGACAAGCTAAAGGCGTCATTGGAACATTTACAGGACAGGGTTTTGAGTGGTCCGAAACTTTAGGAATACAAGCACTAGGTATTACATCAGACTTTAACAAAAATGTAGTTGAAGTTGCTTTTCATGGTGACAAAGATGGATATGTTTATAACCACGATACAGGCGACTCATTTATACATAGTGGTAGTGAAGCTAATATCTTAGCGACTTATGAAACACCTGACATTGATTGTGGAGATATAGGCACAAGAAAAACTTTAAAATATATTCGCACATCATTTTCACCTGAAGGAACATTACAGCCAGTTTTAAGGTTGCGGTATGATTACAAAGATTTAAATATACCACAGCCTTCAGATATAACACTATCAACCATTCCCCTTTTAGGAATATTTGGGGAGGCTGTTTTTGGTGTGGCTACATTTGGGGCAGGCTCAGACCCTATGTTCCGACAAACAGTTACTGGCAGTGGCAATACGTTTAGTATACGTCTACGATCTAACGATACAAGAAGCCCGTATGGTGTAAATGGTTTTTACATAGATTATATGCCATCAGGTAGGAGATAATAATGGCCCAAAGTTATACACGACAAAGTACATTTGCAGATGGCGATACAATTACTGCCGCGTTATTTAACGATGAATATAACCAACTACTAAATGCTTTTGCATACTCTAGTTCATCTGCATCCTCTACAGGCCACAGACATGATGGTTCTGCTGGACAAGGCGGTAATGTTCCCACCATTGGTGATTTAGATTTTTTAAACAAGATTACAGTTGATGGTTCAAACAATCGCATAGGTTTTTTTGTAGAAGTCTCTAGTAGTGCAGTAGAGCAAATTCGTGTTCAAGATGGTGCGGTGGTTCCTGTCACAGACAACGACATTGACTTAGGAACAAGCTCACTTGAGTTTAAAGATCTGTACATAGACGGCACAGCCTACGTAGACGCGATTAATTTTAATGGTACTGCAATTACTGCTACCGCCGCTGAACTTAATATTATGGACGGCGTAACAGCTACAGCATCTGAATTAAATATTATGGATGGCGTTACATCTACAACTGCTGAACTAAATATACTAGATGGCGTTACATCAACAGCGGCAGAGTTAAACATTTTAGATGGTGTAACTTCTACGGCGGCAGAATTAAATGTTTTAGACGGTATTACAGCCGTTGTAGGAGAACTTAACGCTTTAGACTTAGGTAGCACCGCAGTCGGTACAGCAATTGCCTCTAAAGCTGTTATTCTAGATTCAAACAAAGATTATACTGGAATAAGAAATCTGACCATTTCAGGCGATTTAACAATTAGTGGTGATGATCTTGTAATGGCAACTAATACTGCTGGTCATCTTCTTATTGCAGACGGTACAAACTTTAATCCTACAGCCGTAGGAGATCTTTCAGAAATATCGACTGTTGCGAATGATGATGTTTTATTAGCCGTAGATACATCTGGTGGTGGTTTAAAAAAGATTACGAGGTCTACTTTAACGGCTGGCCTTGTTTCTGGTTCAGAAATTTCTAATGTTGTTGAAGACACCACGCCCCAGCTTGGTGGTGATCTAGATGTAAACGGAAATGCTTTAGTTTCTACATCTAATGGTAATATTGCTTTAACACCTAACGGAACTGGTGTTGTAAGAATTGATGGTAATGTAGATATACAGACAGGCGAAATTGTTTTAAAGAATGGTGGGTCTGTATCAAACATTAAGTTTTATTGTGAGTCTAGTAACGCCCACTACACACAGCTTCAGTCAGCCGCACATAGCGACTACAGCGGTAATGTAACACTAACACTTCCAGCGTCTACTGATACTTTAGTAGGCCGTGCAACAACAGACACGCTAACTAATAAAAGGCTTACCTCTCCTAAACTAAATGAAGATGTAGCTATTAGTGCAACCGCCACTGAGCTAAATGTTCTTGATGGTATTACAAGCACGACAGCAGAACTTAACATTCTTGATGGCGTAACATCTACTGCAACTGAATTAAATTTAGTAGATGGCTCTAGTGCAGGAACGATTGTAAATAGCAAAGCTGTTGTGTATGGATCATCTGGTGAAGTCAATGCAACGACCTTACAGATTGCTGGAACTTCTATTACATCTACTGCGGCTGAACTAAATATTCTAGACGGTGTTACAGCCACAGCTACAGAACTTAACATCTTAGATGGCGTAACCAGCACCACAGCCGAACTTAATATTTTAGATGGTGTTACTAGCACTGCCACAGAACTAAACATTCTGGACGGCGTTACAGCTACTACAGCAGAGCTTAATTACTTAGATATAACAACGCTTGGATTAACAGAAGCATCTAAAGCTGTCACAGCAGACGCTAATGGTGTTGTTAATTTTGATGCAGGAACAACAGACGATGTAAATACAATAACGTCTAGTTCTAATGCCGCAACAATAAATCTTAGACTTGGAAATGTCTTTGAGCATGACCTGACTGAAAATGTTACTTACACATTTAGCAATCCCGGCGCAAACAACACAGCTTCTATATTTGTTTTAAAAATCATTCAAGACTCTTCAGCCAGAACCATCACATGGCCTAATAGCGTTGATTGGGCGGCGGCAACTGCGCCAACCCTTACCTCAACTAATAACGGCGTAGATGTGTTCGTGTTTTTTACTAGAGATGGTGGCACAACTTATTATGGATTTACTGCTGGGCAGGCAATGGGCTAATGAGTAGTGGACCTTTAAAACTACTAGCGGGTGCTGGCGCTGGAGATGATCCAGTTTACGTCGATGATTTGTTTGCTACGAACCTTTGGGACGGCAATAACTCTACAAATCAGATTACCAATGGCATCGACCTTTCTGGTGAGGGCGGCATGGTATGGATAAAACTGCGGTCGGGTTTTTCGTCCTACCATGTAATAATGGATACCGAGCGTGGCGCAGACAATGGTGTGTATACAAATACAGCCTCCGCACAGGCTAGTCAGGGCACAGAGTTTGGCTCATTTAATTCTAACGGGTATACATTAGGCGGCGAATCAAATGGGTACATGAACTCTACCCATAACTCCCCCACCTATTGTGGCTGGACATTCCGCAAACAAGAAAAGTTTTTTGACATAGTTACCTATACAGGGGATGGAACATCCTCTCATACAATAAATCACAATCTTGGCTCTGTGCCGGGAATGATTATCGTAAAACGAACAGACGCCAGCGCAAATTGGAATGTTTGGCACAGGTCAAGCCCTGTAGGTGGCAATGGAAAATATAACGACTTAATGCTGAACCACGACAACGCCGCCGGTAATAGTGATTTTTGGCCTACTACGCCGACATCAACTCAGTTTTTTTTGGGTGATTCAGATTCCGCACTTAACGCATCTGGTGGAACTTATGTAGCCTACTTATTCGGTCACAACGAAGCAGAGTTTGGCGAAGATTCTGACGAAGTTATTATAAAATGTGGTTCATTTACGGCAAGCAATCCGGCTTTTGTAGAAAACATAGGTTTTGAGCCACAGTGGTTGCTGATAAAAAAAATTAGCGGCAGTGGCAGTTGGCAAATCATCGACAACATGAGAGGTTCTTTTATCGATACAAATGGTGACCATAATTCGCGTAGTCTTATTGCCGACAACGACGGAACAGAAAATAGCGAAAGCTACAGTTTTGGCGTTGCCAATACAGGCATTGGTGCTGAGATAGCAGATGGCGCTACATATGTATATGTGGCTATACGCAGATCCCACAAGCCAGCAACAGAGTTTGCGGCTACTGACTTGTACACTACCGCATCAGCAAGAAGTACATCTGCTGGGGCGCCGCCTTGGTGGTATTCTGGTTTTCCGGTTGACATGGCATTTTGGAAAAACTGGGGCGGTGTGGGATCGCATCAACTATTAGACCGCTTAAGAGGGCCAGAGGCTCTTTTCCTTAATAATGGTGATGCTGAAGAAGATCGTGCGGCGGCAAAGTTTGACTATCAAGACGGTCATTACAACAACGACGGAACACAAGCAAGCTACCATTCTTCTATGTTTAGAAGGGCTAAAGGGTTCTTTGATACTGTTTGTTATTCAGGAAACGGAACGGCTGGAAGAGGAGTAGCGCATAACTTAGGTGCTGTTCCAGAATTAGTTATTACTAAAAAGCGAGACAATACTAGAAGTTGGTACATTTATTCTGCAAACCAAGGTAATAATAAATATACATCATTAGACGATGGTGTGGAGTTTTTTTCAAGCTCTCTTCCTTGGAATGATACAACCCCGACAGCCAGTGTATTTACTTTAGGAGGGCATGAGTTAAACAATGGCTCTTCAGATCATTATGTAGCTCACTTGTTTGCAACTGCTGAGGGCATATCAAAAGTAGGTAACTACACCGGAACAGGCAACAACGTAAGTGTTGATTGTGGTTTTAGTGCTGGTGCTAGGTTTATTTTAATTCACCGGACAGATGCTAATGGTGGTTGGTATTTGTTTAATTCTAATGCTGGAATTGTTTCAGGAAATGATCCGTATGTTCTTCTCGACACAACAGACGCTGAAGTAAGCAATACCGACTATGTAGACTCTGA